CTGGGTATTCTTCATAGAAATTAAAATATTGGCGTTTGATTACTTTACCGCCCATGCTCATTAGTTCACCCTCCCAAATGTGGAGGTAGTCTTCATACAATAGCTTTTTGCACAGCTCCATTTCTTCACGCAATGTGTTGTTAAAAAATGGATTATCTGAGTAGTTGAATTTTTTAAGTATACAGTTCTCTGGCGTGTTTAATATAAATCTTTGATATGTAGCATCAGTTTCAAAGCGTGGATTAAATGTTACCCATATCTCCGAGTTATCTTTCCTGATTGTAGGTATAAGTAAATCCCACGATTCCTTAGTGATGTTTGCAGCCTCTTCACACCATACAATATCTACACCCTCCATACTTTTTATTTCTGTAGGATTATTGCGTAAGCCTGCAAATATAAACTCGCTACCATTTACACAACGTATAGTTGTTGTTTGCACTTCAAATAAATGCTCTAGGTTATGCTCTATAACAATATCAGCCAATAACTTTAGTACAGAATCCTTAATAGATTTTTGTAGCTCACGTGTACACAATATCCTTAATGGTTTTTGTGTAGCCATAACAATCAAGGCTCTTGCCACTTGGTGGCTTTTACCTGAACCACGACCGCCATATAAAACTTTGTACCTGCAGGGAGTGTCTATTAAAAACTGATAGTCTTCTATAAAGTCCATATTGCAACAATTACAAAAAATCTATTTTATACACCACTGGGAGCATTTAAACTAAAGTATTGATATACTTAGCTTTCTTTATCGTCTGTTTTTGTAACATCTTTAGCTTTTACCATGTTAAGAGTTAATACAGAGCCTTGTTCGTGTGTGTTGTGCTGTTTTATCTCTTGAGTAGGTTTGCCATAAACCCTATCTTTTACAGCATTGTATGCTTGAGTGTCTTTTGATTCTATAGCCTTATTTACCTGCATAAAATCCATAGCTGCTTCTAAAGTTATATCTTTAGCATCTACACCATACGCTTTAGCTATTTTATCAGCAACTTTCTCATTGAGTTTTAATTCTAATATCTCTTGCAATATAAGTTTACGTTGCTTTTTTGCACGTCTAACTTCTGCACTTGCAACTGCTCCTTTTTTAGCAAATTCTCTCTGCTCTTTCTCTGTAAAATGCGTTGTAGGTATTAAATTTTCTTGTCGTTTATCAATCATATTTCACCTTTACCAACCGGTTTATAAATTTATTAATATCTTGTCCTTTACCCATACATTTTTACAAATATGTGTTGCGTTGATTGCATTTGCAAATACAGTTTTAGCTTCTAAATCTTGGCAATCAATATCATGTGCATCAATAGTTGTGCAATGAATATTTCCAGCTTTAATATCGTGTGCTGTAATTTTTGAAATTGACTCTATATTGAATCTTCCAGCATCAATATTTTTACATTTAATAGCATATTTAAAAGATGCTTTGCTTTCTTCCCAAGAACCTTTTATGCCTGAATGTGAACGCAACCTTAAATTTTTATCAATCAATACTATATTTTTACCAGTATTATAATTATCGTCAAAAAGTTTATCTAATTCTTTTTGTGAATGTATTACTATAACTTGCGTGTCAGTCATGCTTCACCTTTGCTCTCGTTATCAGCATTTCTTTCATTGCATACCTCATCTATAAGCGTGTGAAATGGCATCGTAATCATTGCGTGCAAGCTCGTGTAGATAAGCTATCTTGCTTGTGAGGTGGTTTGGAATAGATTGTTTATAAGCCAAATCACTCTTGCTGCCGTACATGTATACACAACAGGTATCAGTATTTATGTATAAGCGTGAATTAATGTATAATAATGCACCTGAGTACTGCAGGTCGGCATTGATTATATATTTAACCTCTTCTATTTCTTGCTTGTAAAATTCGTCTAAATTAACGGCATTTGCTAAGCAGTTAATAACAATATCGCCGTAATCATTGGCATAGATTGTTTTAACCTTTGCCTTATTTATAATATTATTTATTGATTCTGTCATATATACCTCGTTGTAGTATCCGTTGGTTTAAAGTACGCCCAGCTAGCCAACGATTCTAGTGTTCCCCCGCTAAGAGTAGGACGCCTACTAATTATACCTTGTTTTTGTTGCTATATCTAGCTTTTAAGCGTTATTATTCAATCTCCCAATCTATTATTTCTCCATTCCTCTTAACAACATATTCTTTGTTGTTCTCTTTCATCATCTTTACCCACCTAGTAACTATTACATCGCAATACTTCTCCTCTAGTTCTATACCATAGCAACGTCTGTTGGTTTGTTCTGCTGCTATTAATGTGCTGCCAGAGCCTAGAAAGGCATCTACTACTAGTCCATCTTGTGGACAGCTAGACTTTATTACTCGTTGGCATAGCTCCAAAGGTTTGGGTGTTGCGTGTCCTCCTGTTTGTTCTCTTTCTGCTCCTTTTGTTCTGCCAATATCCCAAACATTAGTCATGCTGTCGTGTGTGTTGTCAAAGTAAGCTCTGGCACTGTAATATTCTTTTTTGAGTTCGTCGTATTCTTTTTTGAGTTCGTCGTATTCTTTTTTGAATGCGTCGTTATTGTTTGCTTTGCCTAATTCTTGTAGTTTAGTGTAATGCTCTTCTGTAGGGAACGCCCACTGGCTAGTCGTCCAGTAGTGTGTGTGTGCTGTGTTTAAATGCTCTGTTAGCTCTTTATTAGTTAAACCTAGCTTTTCCTTTTCTTGCACTAAATACAACCTTATAGAATCCCACCCATCAAAATAATTATCTGCATTGTTGTTAAAGCCTTGTACTCCACACATTACAAATAAGCATTTTTCATCTGCTTTAGGGTAGCTACGCATACCATCTTTACCTATGAAAGATACGCCACCTGCTCCTGCATCTCCCTTGTTCCAAGTTAATAACTCTCTAAAAGTGGCTTTCTGCGTTTTGATAAGTGGCTTAATTATATTGCTGTATATGTCCATTAGTGGCTCATCTATGCCCCAGCAATACCATGAACCATTATCTTTTAATACACTGCTAAACTGGATAGTTATCCAGTCGTGATTGAATTGTAAAAGGTCATCAAAGTTTAAATTGTCGTTAGCTATGCCCTCTTTTTCTTTTTTCATACCATACGGAGGGTCATTGCTCGCAAGATCTGCTTTTTCACCTTGCATTAGCTTATCAATATCATCTATCACAGTAGAATCACCGCAAAGCACTCTATGTCCATTAAGCTCGTATAAATCACCTTTAGCTGTAATAGGTATAGTAGGTGGTTCTGGAGCTTCGTCTGGTGCTTCTGCCGTTTCTAGCTCTGTAACCTCTGGGTCTTCTAGCTCTATTTTTAAATCTAAGTCAGTAACATCTACATGTAAATCATCAACGCTTATATTTAAATCTATCTTTAGCAGTTCTAGCCCTTGTTCTGTTGCTTTGTTTTGCTTAGTGTTAAATACCTCTAACAGTATTATCCCTGCCTCTTTCCTATCTTTAGCTTCTATAAAATTAGCAGTTAGTAGTTCTGGTATATCTTGTCCCTGTTCTTGTAGCTCTGTAAGTGCTTTTATTCTATGTACGCCATCAATGCTCCATATAACGCCCTTTGGGTCTTGCCATACACAAAAGGGAGATACAAAACCGTTAGCCAGCAAAGATTTCTTTAAAACTTCTTGTTGTTCTGGTAGCTTAAAATTATCAGGCTGGAGTGTTTGAATCTGTTTCCAGTCTATTTTCTCGCTTTTAATTACTCTATCTTGCATAATCAATTAATTACCTGCATTTGTGCAGGGTGAATATTTGTAATTAGCATTTGTGCTATAGCTTCACCTTTTTTAATTTTTATAGGTTGATGTCCTAAGTTCACAGCAACAAAATCTATCTCACCACCCATAATGATTTTCATTTCAATTAGCAAACCTTGGCTGTGCAACGCTGTAGAAGTTGTGCCGTATTGTGTTGTGTTATGGAGAGGGATAATTTCAGCATAATAGTTAATCGGTAATTCAATGCTAAGCCCTGTCATTACCAAAATTCTGCCACGAGGGTGTAGTATGTAACCATCTTTTGTAGCAAGTCCATTTATATCCTCTAATTCTGAACCATAAAAACTTTTGTGTAAATCAAAGGTTACATCTTGCATTCCATTGTGTGCAAAGCTGTCAGCATAAAGCTCCCAAGTTGCCCCAGTTTTTGTCGGCACAACAACATCAGGAGATAACAATTTTATTTTAAAAACTCTATCTTGCATTAGGCGTTTGTAGCAATTAATAATTTTTGATAGTCAGCATGTAATGCATCTTTGCCTCCATAGACAAACCGCAATTCACTTTCGTCAGCTAATTTGCATCTAATGCTGTAAAAATAACCGCAAGTTTTATCACGTAGTGTAATATCAACAATCTTGCTAGCATCTACTTTTGATTGCTTTATATCATTTAATTGAATCATTTTTTTATCTCCATTTATTGTGTTGTTATGCCATAAGTTATAATATCTACCGCTCTAATTGTCAATATTAAAGCAGTAGATAATGGCTTATTTTTTATGTGTAAAATATTTCATGTAATTTTTCTGCACCATAATGTTTTAAAGCAGCCATTACTAAATTTCTAGCATTGTATTTTCTAGCAAAGTTTGTTCTAGTAAGCCTTTTGCCATTGATTAATGGGTAGAAAAAAGTTCTTGAACCTTTAACTTTTCTTTCTATTGTGTACGATATTGATTGCTTCATTTATTATCTCCATTTTATTATTCAAGAAAGCTACCCCCTCTTGATACGTCTAATATATATAACTAAGATTTAATTGTCAACAACTTTATAGTATTTATTTTTAGATATTTGCAGGCAAACACAC